CGTTCCAATCTTCCTACCACGTCTGATTCCCATTACGTTGCCTTGCTTAATCAGCCAAAATGGCAGTTTCATGGCCAGCTACTGTCCAAGTCTTGAGTATGTTGTTATTGTCATCATTTATTCCCTCCAGTCTTTTTATTTACACTTTTCAATCCTTTAGTTTATAGTGCCGGGTCTGTCCTCACGACAGTCCCACAGGATTATGTTTTAGTGTGTGTTTGTATGCCAGCATTAACTCCGGCCAGCAGCATATCGAACCTCCTTTCTGTTATAAGTTAATAAGTAGGTGTATTCCTACTGTGTAATATGATTATACCACATTCCGTCAGGACTGTCAATAAAAATCGACTAGCTAACAAAACTATTTTATAGTTGTATTGTTCCATAGTATCATCGTTAGATTGTTCCTTGTTATCCTGTGCAACAATATAACAATACAACAAATCCAACAATCCAACAAAGATACATAGTTTCAAATCAACAGCCCCTTTGATCCCTATGTTTCATTGTTGCATTGTTGTATTGTTATCTCACTTTGTTCATTTCATCTTAATATATATTAATCTTATATATATAATACTTATATATACATACTTATATATATTACAGTATAACAGCACTTAGAAGATCCGATGCGATTTTACGATAACAATACAACGACACAACAAGGGGATCAATGGACGTGTTGATATGTATCTTTGTTATTATGTTATATTGTTATATTGTTATCGCACAAAGTGAATAAGCTTAATAGTGCTGCAGTAACGTTATTTTTTGACGTTACTCCATTGCATGGCAGCTGCTAATTGCATTTAGGGATAAGATAGCAGGTAAGATTGGATTTGCATTTAAGAGCTTCCATCGATCGATGGAATCAATTTAATTATAATCTTCCATCAATCGATGGAAGTTATTAATGGGTGTAATAGCTATTTAGATATAAGTGCCTTTGACGAAGCCTAACAAATTGATTCCATCAAGTGATGGAAGATTGAACATAGTTCTGGGCAAAGAAAAGCTCCCACCAAATTAATGATGGGAGCTGTTGGATTTTACATCTTTGCAATAATTGCCTCAACCATTGCCTTCTCCTGTTTCGTCCCATTAGCCACTGCGTCCCGCATAACCTGGATGGCCTTCGCCTTCGGATCAACGGTTGCCCTCTCACGTTTCGGGCATCCCGCTTCGAGCCATGCCCACTGTGCGTCAAGCAGTGCCTGTTTCTCATCGAGCGTGTCCTTCTCGTGTCCGGCCAGCTCCCTTGTCATATTGACAAAGGCTCCATAATTGGCCAGAAACTTAAGGGATGTTGCCGGAAGGTCATCGACTTTGTGACCATTAAATGTTACCGAGCCTTCCACTTTTGCCAACTTCAACTGCGTGTAATCAAATCTCTTTTTGTTCGCCATGATAATACTCCTAACCGATGCCTGCCTTATGGTCAGGACTTATATCGGGTGACCGTACCGCAGGCAATGGTATTGATGGGCAACTACCCGATGGCCATTGCATTGATGCGGCCAATTCGATTTGTCGTTATTCAATTGTCAAAGAGCGTATTTACTTTATGGCTTCATTATACATTAATGGATTGGATTGTCAATCAATATGTTATTCGATGCTTCGCATTAATTAATCGGCCTAATAGACTGACCCCCGCCAAGCACCAAGAGCACCTTGACCTGGTTTAAAGACCGGTCCCTCACTCCACGAGTCAATTTTTAAAACCCTCAGCTGCAAGCAGCAGAGCTGCAAATAAATTTCATTTAGCTTCAAACAAAGTTTGTGTAGCTTTGAAAATATATTTATCTCAGCATGCAAAAAGATTGACAACTAGGATAAATTGTGGTATGGTGGGATAAATGCTAGACCTAGGGAAGGATGAGGCTGATGGCAGGCAAGCCCAAGAATATCAATATAGACTTAATGCTGGATATGCTGTCGGATGGGATGTCTCGGAAGGACACAGCTGCTGCCTTAGGCATTGCACCTCAGACTTTGGATGCTCGGGTAGAGCAGCTGAGGAAGTCGGAATCATCTCTGCTAGCTTATGACAAGAGTCACTATCTTGATTTGATTGCTGTCAAGCAGCGCTTGGTGGCTGGGGTAACTGACGAGAAGATTGAAGAAGCTCCTTTAGGGCAGATAGCACAAGCCTACGGCACATTTGCTAAGATGGAACAACTGATTCAGGGGAGGCCTACTGAGATATACGGATTAATGGGTTACCTTCTGCACCTTGAAAAGGAAGATATTGCTAAGAAAAACGATAACGAAGACGTTATTGATGTAACTCCAGTTAGTGGCGAAGCAGAGCAGCTTAATCTGTTTGAGTAAACTAAACAGAGGGATAGAGAAGGCCTCTCGAACGTTGGAATCCTACCAACTTCCCTCTGCTAAACATTAGGAATCATCTAAGGAGGGTGATATGAAAGAGATGCAAAGTACTAAAGGATTTGTTATACTAGTTGATGACAAAGACTATATTTGGTTATCACAATGGAAGTGGTGCGCAAACACTGCTAAGTGGCCTTATCCAATAAGATTCGAAAGAAATGGAAGAGGTAGAATATTTATGCACAAAGAGATTATGCAACCACCAGATGACATAGAAGTAGATCATATTGATGGCAATGTGAATAATAATCAGAGACATAATTTAAGACTTTGTACTCATTCGCAAAATATGCAGAACATCCACAAGAATACTGCAGAACATTCAGGATACAAAGGTGTTTGTTGGAGTAAAAGAGATAAGGTGTATAGAAGTTATATTCGTACCACTGATGGTTGGAAACATCTTGGAAACTTTAAAGATGAATTGGATGCAGCAATGTGTTATAATGTTGCTGCATTACAGTATTTTGGTGAGTTTGCTAGTATTAATGTGTTTGGAGACTACAATGCCTAGAAGTTATTTTGACGAAATGGACAATATGCTGGATAGAGTTAAGGAGAAAAGAGGTTCTCTCCTGGATAATATTCAGTATGCTCTTGGTGCTTATGCAAAAGGGCCATCTGGACCTTCAATTGTTCCAGATGATGTAAAAGCACTTATGAAGTATCATGGTGTGAGTGGAATGGAACCTACTGAAGACCCTTCTGTCTACACTTTTATGCGTGGTGGGAAGAAGGTTAGAGTTGCACTGCCGAGGGCTTATTGAGTTCTATGACGCCCAGAAATGCCCATCTATGGGCGTAAATATTTCGTGGATGATTTTTCACGTGCCCACAGCGAATCGATTTCTGACCCATTTCTGGGCGAAATATGGGCATTTTGATGGCATGGTAGGACGGTGGAATTAGGAGTAACTGAGTATGGCTAAGTTAGCTTTACCAAGAAAATCATACAGAACAGAGACTGTAAAGCAGCCTACTAAGGTTGTTAAGTTGCTGAAAGCTATTGAAAATGACGCAGATTTCAAGATGGGGAAGAAGTAGATGGCTCTAAATGAAGCAATCTTACAGAAGTTCAGAGACTGGAGAAAGGACGCTGTTCTCTTTGTCAATGAAGTTCTGTTGGTAAACAAGCCTCATATTAAGATTTCTACGCAGCAGTTAGCATTTCTTAGAGCTCTTCCATCTCAGAAAAGAATTTCTATTCGAAGTGGGCATGGCACTGGTAAGGATGCATCTGCCGCATGGGCAGTACTTTGGTTCCTTTCTACAAGAGTAAATTCAAAGGTAGTATGCACAGCACCTACGGCTAGGCAGTTGGTTGACATTCTCTGGTCAGAAATCAGCAAATGGGCTAGGGATTCAGCTATACAAGAAGAGTTTATTATCCAATCTGAAAAAATATTCCATAAGTCTGCACCTCGCGAGTGGTGGGCACGTTCCGTATCACCTTCTGTTAAGGCTGATCCGGCCGACCAAGCTGAAACACTTGCCGGCTTTCATGGAGATCATCTCCTGATAGTAGTTGACGAAGCCTCAGGTGTTGAGGACCCAGTCTTTATTCCCATTGAAGGCGCGCTGACACAGGAAGATAATAGGGTTATGCTGATTGGCAACCCAACTAAAAACAAAGGATACTTCCATGATACTCAATTTCATACAGAAATATCCAAACAGTGGTACAGATTGCACTGGGATTCTAGAGACTCTGAGAATGTTAAGCCAGAATATCCTACTTACATGGCAAACAAGTATGGTCTTGACAGCAATGTGTTTAGAATCCGTGTTGCTGGCGAACCACCTTTGGAAGACGAGCGCACACTCATTCCTCTCTGGTGGGCAGAACAGTGTATTGGAAAGGAAATTGAGGTTGATGAGGAAGAGCCTATCTATTTAGGTGTAGATGTGGCGAGATTTGGTGAGGATTCATCTGTTGTCCTGCCCAGGCATGGTATGAAGGTGCTTCCTTGGCTGAAGTTTCAAGGGATGAATACTATTACTTTAGCTGATAACATCATTCGGACTTATGCGGACGTTGGAGCTGAGGGTTGCGCAGTTGATGTTATTGGTGTTGGAGCTGGCACAGCGGATTATCTGCGCAAACAGCGGATGCAAGGATTATTTGATGTCAATGTTAGTTGGGCTTCCAGCGATCCTTCAAAGTATGCACTCCTAAGGGATGAGCTGTGGTGGCGAGTCAAAGAAAAGTGTATGTATGGTTACTATTCTTTTCCAGATGTTAAACTTCCTGGTGAGACTTTGTCACTTGGCCAAGAGATTGCCAACGAGTTATCTTCTCCCTATTACGAGTTCAATAGGAATGGAGCTGTTAAAGTCGAAGGTAAGAAGGAAATGAAGAAGAGAGGGATTTCATCTCCTAATATTGCAGATGCTCTTTGTATCACAGAGTATTTCTACTCAACAGCAAATAGACTGTTTAAGAAGAAAACTGTTGTTGACAAGAGTAGGTACTATAAGTTGCCTTCCTCTATGATTCGAAGTCATAGAAAAGGTGTTATTCCAGGATCTAATAATTGGCAAGTAATGTAAATTTTTGACGTTACTCTATGGTAGATAAGAAGTAAAATTTATAGACTGGAGGATTGTAAGATGATTAAACTCAGAAACACAGGCACGGTTTCCATCTCTACTGGCACGATCTCTGCAAGCGGATCTTACACTACGGATGCTTATGATGCATCATCTCTAGAAGGGTTCTTTTCACTACAGTGGTTAGTGACTGGAGATGGTACAATGAAGGCTGAGGTATTGGTGTCTAATGATGGATCAACATTCTTGGAGTTGGATGCAGATATTACTTCTGCTCAAACGAAGTCTACTGGTACTTCAGGTGCTAATATGTCAGACTTTGAAGTTACTCCGTGTAATCAATTTAAAATTAAATTCTCTGAGACTGGTACAGCTAACTCTATTGCTGTTGTTGCCAGACTCATAGCTCGTTAAGGAGGTGTGATATGAGTAAATCAGGATTTCCTTGGAACTCACTTGCTCGCCTTCTTACTAAGACGCATACTTGGACAGGTCAGCAAACATTTAGTAATATTAATGTAACTGGTGGTTCTATTACTGGTGCAGTTACTACTCTTCCAATGGCTACATCTACTAATCCTGGCGTAAGTGCTGCAACTACGGTTACAATAGTGGATGCAAATTCTGGTGTTATTATACTCCAGAATGATGGTTCTCCTGCAGCTCAGACTATTGGATCTCCTACAGTGGTTACTGCCGGTAAAATATTTACAGTTGTTAATAATGATACCTCTGTGGATAATATTGTAGTTAATGGATTTACAATTACTCCTGGTGAGACTCAATCTTTTATTTGGGATGGGAGTGCTTGGGGGCCGACTGACTTGGGGATTACTTCACTGCCTGTTCCTGTTACTCAAGGTGGAACAGGACTGGCGACAATTACTGACCACGGCGTTCTCTTAGGTTCTGGAACTGACCCCATTACGGCTCTTGGAGCTATGACCAACGGGAAGCTGGTGATTGGTTCTACCGGCGCTGACCCTGTATTAGCGACTATTACAGAAGGCGAAGCCATTGACGTCACAAACGCAGCAGGGAGCATTACGATTGCGTGTGAAGATGCAAGCACGAGTAATAAGGGTGTTACCGTCTTTTCCGGTTCCACCAAAGCCCTCGCAGGGACTGATACAGCAAGCGCGATGACACCTGCTGATGTAGCGGCTAAAGTCGCTGTTGATGTTAATCTCAGAGCCATGAGTCAGGGGGTGGCGATGACTTCTGCGGGGTCAGGAAGTAGCGGAATTGCTGTAGGTGACAATGATAACCTAAACATGGGGACAGGTAACTTTGCCCCTTATTTCTGTGGTATCATTCCAGATGTCACTCCCACCACAGATATTATCCTTGCACAGAAACACGATGCGACAAACGGATGGATACTAACCTTATTGACAACTGGATATTTGAGAACCACAATCAACGCAGCAACCTACGATTCCACGGCTACATTAGCCAGTATAGGAGTTGTTGATGGCGAAAATGTGAAGATTCTTTCCGGCATTACGAGAGAGACGGATTCCGTTGCTGGCTCGGTTAAACACTATGTCAATGGTCTTGCACTTGGAACTTCGGTTGCGATTACGGCTGGTGCGCCAACAACTGTTACAAATGCAGTTAGTCTTTATGTGCTTGGAACGTCCGCAGTCAGAACGGCGGGAGTTGCGAATACCTTTGCTTTATTTAATCGCTGTCCTACAGCAGCAGAAGTCCTTGACCTTTACAGGAATGGGATTGCTGAAGCTGATAAGTGGGGGAGCCAGACAAATGAGTTCGCTACGTTGGATGCAAATATCCCATCATGGTCAGTTAATCAGGCAGACACGGGAGATG